TCATCTAATAAACTAGCCGTTGTATCTACAAATTCTTTTTCATTAAGCAATGGCTCTACTCTAAACTGAACTTTACCATCTCTTATTTCTTCTTCTGTTATCCAGTAGTCTAAACCTCCACATTTACTGTTAAATAAATTTACAGCTCTATCTGTCCAATTAGGAATTCCAAAATTACCCCTGTTGTTCATTAAATCTATTTTAATTTTTTGTAGCATCGTGTCTGGTAAAAAATTTTTACAAATAATTATGTTTTCAGATGCATATTCGTAATTCATTTAGTGCCTTTAAATTGAGTTGCCACGTTACCCCTAAATGCATAGTTTCCGTAATGAGTCATACCGCTCACTATATCTGCATATATTTTGCCACCCATGTTTTGCCACAAACGACAAAAAGCGTAGTCCTCTGATAAATATCTTTTGGTTTTTGGTTCTATCATTGTATCAAAAAAAGTATAGTTCCAATCAGATGTTTGATGATAATCAAATTCTTTATCATGAGATTGATTAATGTGTTGATCTGGTATAAATTTTAACTCAGGGTACGTAGTTGCCATTCTTTCAAACACGTTTCTTTTAATTAACATAAAACCTGTAGCACCATCCATAACTTCAATAAATCCTTTTTGCACTTCTATTCTATCTGGGTTTTTTACGTTTAGATTATATTGTAAAGATGCTGCCAATAATTCATCTTCAGATATGTTTGGGTTTTCTTTAAATCTTTTTTTAACTTTTATCCAATCTATAGTTTTTCTAGGATAAACTCCTGTAACAACATCTTTGTCAAACTCAATCATTCTTATAACTGACTCTGGATTAAAAGCTATATCAGCGTCCACAAACAAAAGATGTGTATAGTCACCATCCATAAATAATTGAACCAAAGTATTTCTAGCTCTGGTTATTAGTGATTCATTACCTATGGTTCCAAACTGTAATTCTATTTTTTTAGTGGCTGCCAAAGCTACTAGCTGCATACAACTTTTAAAGTAATCTGCTGTAATCATGCCTCCATAACAAGGAGTGCCAATAAATATTTTATACATATTCGTTTCCTATAATTTTCATATTTGATGAGATAATAATTCTTTCATAATCACCTTTGTATGAAGCGTAATGCCATAGGGAGGAAGGAAAAATAATTAATTTACCTACCGTAGATGTTTCATGATGTTCTCTTTGTGTGGTTGTACTGTTTGATGATAAGAATGACGTGGCACCACCATTAGTAAGGTATAATATACTTGAAAAATTTACATCTGTTGTATCGTGTTGATGAACATTATGAATTGAATTTTTGCCATAAATAGCTGTCCAATAACCAAAAAGATCAAATGAGTAACCTTCGTTAGAATATTTGTTAGCTACCATATTAATTAACATTTCATATTGATAAAGTTTTGTTGGATTTTTGTAATCGGTAAAATAATTATCTGAATGATGTTCAGTATAAAAGCTACTTGTCTTTTTTATAATATTTTTCTTTAAATCTACTTCATCAAGTAAAGGTTGCATTTCTTGATTATTAAATTCAAATTTGTGCAATGTAGTTGCAAATATATTTTCGTTATCTATTTTCATGCCATTCTTCTTTGTCGGTTTTATATATAAAGTTTGCTAAGACATATCTTGGAGTTGACTCTCCTGCAAATTGTAAGGGGCTATGCCAAATGCTTGACGTAAAAAATATTGCTCTATTTTCTTTAAAACCAATATGCGTGTGTAGAGAAAATTTATCTTCTTCTTGTTCATAAAACCCAGTGCCATTGTTAATTTTAGTATCACCTAACAAATAAATTAAACAATTATATAAACCATTATCATCATGAGGTATGGCTGGTGTGTTTGGAAAGCTTAAAAAATAATTTGATTTCATACCCATAACAGTAACATTAAAATACTTTTTTATATTTTTCTTAACCTCCAAACTAACATCTGATTCATCTGGCAAAGCTATATGATGATAATTTCGTTGATAAACATTATTATTTTGTTGATCGTCATGCAATGTGTCTTGGTATCGTGATTTAAACTCTGAAGTCATGACGTTTTGTTGAATTTCTTTTAATACGTTTTCTTCAAAAAAATTATCTTGTATGTAAATTTTACTCATCTTTATAAAAAATATTAAGTGTATATCTTTCTGAACTATCACCAAAAGATTGTAAGTCTGAATGTGGTATTTTACTACCGTTAAAAAACAACGCCCTGTTTTCAATAAAACCAATGTGAGAACTTAATGATTTACCTGTCATAAATCCTGTGCCATTGTTTAATAAAGACTCGCCTTTAACAAATAAAAGAAAGTTTGCTACATTATTTTTATCGACATCTACATGAAACAAGGGCTCTTTATTATTCTGTCTTAAATGTGCGCTAACCGATATAGGCACTAGATTTCTGTGTGGGAAAAAATAATCTTTTATTAGTGTAAGTAATGGATCTGTGTGAAAACTATGTGGAAAGGTGTGCCTTTGCCCATATGTTTGACCCTCTGGGTTTTTTACTTCACTGTATTTTAGATTGATAAAAGTTTCTTGTAATGATTCTAAAGTTTCAATAGATAAAAAATTATCAACATACATAACAAATTCTGTGTCTTTATTGTGTTTCATTATTTAAAAACCTGAAAATTAAATGCTAATGAAAATCTTTGTTTATCAGAGTCTAAAACTCTGTGAAAGGTTTCTGATTCAAATAATAATAAATCACATTTTTTTGGGTGTATTTGTTTTCTATGATCCTCTGGAAATACACAAAATTCAATTGAAGAATTATTATCAGTTAAATATAAAACACCAGAACCAAAACTACCCTCGTGTTTGTGAAACTCTTGATAGCCATTTTTTTCTATTATGTTTATCCACGACTCATGT